ATTTCCTATCAAATTTGACGCGTTCAGGTTCGAGAGACCTGAAGCGTTTCCAATGTACAGACTGGCCCGGACGGAATTTAGGTTTGAAATTCCCCAAACGTTCAGGGTGGCCGAGCCGTACACGACGGCCGAGTTGACGTACAAAGTGTCCGAGATGTTGGCCGACCCAAAAACGTACAGGTTGGAACCCACAGGTGGCGCGCTCAGAGTTCCTATGGACACTCCGTTCTGATATGCCAAGTTCCCAGCCACAGAAGTCCACTGGGAAGAGAGGATCGAGACGTTCGAAGCGTTTGAAACCCTACCGTACTGGTCGACGGTAACCTGTGCGACATTGGCAAACGAGCCGTAGGTCCCGGCGACAACACCACTCGGAGGCAAATTCGTATTTGAAATTGTTCCAGTGAGGTTCGAGGCGTTCAAAGACGAGAGACCCGACCCGTTCCCGTAAAAAGATGTTCCCCAGATACTGGCACCGTTGATTGGTCCAGCGACGTTCAGAGCCGAGTAACTGATGTTAGAGATGATACTCCCGGCTACGTATAAGTTTCCTGTAAAAGTTCCGTCCACGCTGATGACGTTACCGGCGATGACGTTCCCTGTTGTATCCAGGACGTTTGAGGCGATTATGACATTCGCAGGGGGGCAAGGCGGGATAGCCACTGCCCTGGGGCCCCCATTCGCGATGCTGTCACACATCGTCTATCTGTTTTTTACTGATATAATAATCAAAAGGCCTGCGAGAGCCACGCCGCCCACTATGAGCAGCTTGGTCTGATCTCCGTTATTCCACGGTACGGGCGGAGGGAGGCTTACGGGTCGCGCGGGGTCCATAGGAACCTGGACCGTTTTGAATTTTAGTAGAAACATGTTGTGACCGGCTACAAGCAAGTTTCCGTTGTTCGGTTGACGCCACGTCACAGTCAGGCGGTCAAGTTTGTCTATACGCGCAGGGTACTGGGTCGTGATGCGATAATTTGCGTTGTAGAATTCTGCGTTGCCAGTAATTTTGATGGGAATTGTGGCGAAAGAGCCGTTGAAGGCGTTGGCCGTAGGGACGAGTATTTGCGATGCGCTGCTGCTCAGAGCCGAGGCTGTGAGGTGGTTGGGTGTGCGCAGCTCGGCAATGTCAAGAGCCACGAATTGGGACACCGCCAAGTCGGGCAGCTGGGCCGAAACCAACTCAACCTCTGAGATGTTCAAGATTGGGGTGGTCAGGTGAAGCACGTAACTGTTTGAATCGGGCCAGAGGGTCTGGTTCCGATTATCGGAGTCCACATAGACTATGTACTCCATTTTCTAATATGAGACTTAGACAATTTGTCCGCCGTACTGGCACACGTTTGGCTTTGCGCACGTGAAGCGGAAGGTCAGGAACGTGTGGCCACTTGGATCAGCAAGTAATTCACCATTTGCTTTGAAAATTTTAATAGTCAATGTCTTGAGCTGTCTGATGGGCTCGATGAAAGCCACGTCGGTTGGGAAGCCCGTCCCGGACACGGTGAAGATTGTGCGCTCGTTGACCTGTTCGGCCGGAATGACCGCCAGGGCCGTCTTGAGGTACTGGAGGTTGGGTATAGGGGCGCTAAGGGAACCCTGAGTCGAGATGGTTCCGGCTGTGCTCATATCAAACTGGAGATCCGCACGGTCGTTAAACTTTGACACGAGCTCGTCAACGTACACACACAAGGTGGTTACAGTACTCGCGTTTGCGGAGATGCTGGCCATCAGGAGCTCTGCTTTTACTACGTTCCTCAGGGGGATATTGAGGTACGAAGTAAAATCCACGTTCGAACCTGTAGTATTCACAGTGTCGACGCGAACAGTGTACACTTCTGTGTCACACATTTAATTTAGGTTTAGATTTTAAACCCGAAGGGTTTGGGTCCGAGCGAAGCTCGCCTTTTAGAGACCGCTGGGGATCGCAAGGGTGAGTGCCTTCGGCACTCTCTTGGTCTCTAAGTCCGCTCCAGCAGCGACCCACCGATGCCACCATCGATCGAAAAGTCACGAATCTGCTCGCGGACCATGTCGCCGTCACCGCACAGGCCACCTGGGGTCAGACCACGGGTGTAGTACGAGGCCTTCTCGGCGGGGCCTGGGGTGCACTCCAGGCTCGATGGGATCTCGGTCAGGCTCGTTGGGCCGGACGAGGCGGCGGCGCCTGCGGAGGTGACCAGAGGAGCGGGCTCGTAGGTGGAGCCGCGGCCCTGGACCAGCATGACCAGGATAGCCACGAGCAGACCGATGATCACAGCCTGGGTAAGGAGTTTGCCAATCTTGATTGCCATTTTATATTTGTTAATATTTTTTTAGTGCGTTAAAGCTTTCAAGTTCCTTTCTAAAAAGGTTTCAGAATGGACGTGCCACCTATGGACCTGGACGATAACGAGCGCGAGCTGCTTGACGAAATCTCCATCGAGGTTCCTAAAAAGACAATCCCAGTGCGCCCCAAGCCTGCGCCCCGGCCAAGCCCTTTTACAAAGAGAGCCCCGGGACCAGTAGCGCCTCCTGTTGATGACATGGCCGGTATGGATATGTTTATGAACCCTGGGAAGCGGACCGCGCCTCCCCCTCCGGCTCCTGAGGAGTTTGACGGGGGCGAGGAGGAGATGGACGAGGGTTTCGGACCCGAGGGAGCTCCCCAGGGCTTTCAGGGCGGCGGTGGTGACCAGACGCCTTCCGATGGCTACAAGACGATCGAGGACGAGAAGGCTGATTTACTGAACAAAATTACTCGGCTGATCAAGAAGGGTATCCAGTCAAGTGCCCGTCTGACCATTTACTCGGATATCGATGAGATTCGCACAGAGTACAAGCGGATGACTTATTCCATCGAGGTTGAGCGGTCTATCAAGTTTCAGCGGCGTATGCTGGTGGCTTGCGTGACGGGCCTGGAGTTCCTGAACGACAAGTTCGACCCATTCGACCTGGAGCTTAACGGATGGTCCCAGAACACTATGGAGAATGTCGAGGACTATGACGGGGTGTTCGAGGAGCTGTACAACAAGTACAAGACGAAGGTTCAGGTGGCACCAGAGGTGAAGCTGATTATGATGGTTGGCGGGTCGGCTATGATGTTCCACCTGACGAACAGCATGTTCAAGGCGGCTGTGCCGAACGTGACCCAGGTGATGAAGCAGAACCCTGGGCTGATGCAGAACATGGTGGATGCCGTTTCACGTGCACAGCCCAATGGAGCAGGTCCAGCGGCCGGTGAGCCTCCTGCGGGCGGTCTGCGTCGAGAGATGCGTGGACCTGGAATGGACTTTGGGAGCCTGATGAATATGATGGGACCTCCACAGCCCCAGATGACGCGGCCACCACGCGATGAGACTGCCGATGACGTGTCTGATATCGTGAGCGTCGACAACGGCGACCCAGACACGAAGGACGTGCCAGTCAAGGGCGGCAAGGGTCGTGGTCGGCCGAAGAAGAGGGAAGTGTCCCTTTGAGGTGAGAGCTCCGTAGGAGCTCTGGTTTAAAGTACTGCGCCGCGGCTAAAAAACTTCTAAACAATAAGTAATGGCGGTGGCCTATGCGCCATTCGATGAAAACGAAAGGCCCCAAGCCGTCAGGCTCCTAAATAAAGAAACTGTTTTACCCGTTTCGGACAATACAGAGTGTAATTACGTCCTCATGGGCTTTATTGTGGGTGTATTTTTAATCGGTCTCGTGGATTCCATGCGGTCAAAATAGACACTTGCCCTTTCCAAAAACCTCTGGAGGTTTAGTGTCCGCCTCGGCATTAGCTGCGCTAATGACCTCAAACCCCCCTTCCCTATAAACCTTCAAGCGTTTGCGGTACATGGCGAAGAAAACAGACCATTGGTCTGCGATATCAAAAATCAAAGGATCATTCACTTTACCTGCCGTTTCACGCATGATGCGGCCGATAGATTGCTTAATGTCACTCTTGGGAGTGGCCAAAATGACTGTGTCCAGTGCAGGAATATCCAGGCCCTCGTGAGCCAACTGAAAGGTGGCAACCACGATTGGACTCTTGGCAGATTCTTCCAAGTCCTTCTCTTTCATCCCACCTACATAGAGTTTCGCGTTAGAGCCTAGCCTATTTTGTAAGTAAAAGCAATGTTCACGCCGGTCGGAAAGTATCAGTACGCGCCGCCCGTCCGCGAGGGCTTCTTCAGCCGTCTGGACTATGAGGTCGTTCCGAGCCTCGAGTTCAGTGACGATGTTGATCATACCGGCCATGTTAAGTTGACCAAACCTCGTTACGGGTGGGGCCTCCTTGAAGGCCTCGTCCGTGTAATTCAGCGTTGTGACCTTTGTCGTCCCCTGATTGACCCGCTCGACCTTGAAGAACTCGGGACCAAGGAACCAATACAGAAGCCGCGTAAGCCCATCCTTGCGTTCTGGCGTCGCAGTAAGTCCGAGAGTGAACTTTGGACAAATCTTGAACATGAATTGTGAGAATGCAGGGGCACCGATGTGGTGAGCCTCGTCAACCACCAAAAGACCGATGGAATCAAAGGCTTTCTTGTCGAATTCTCTCATGCACATGGTTTGGATCATGGCGATGACGAAATCCTTTTCAACGTCGAAAGTGTCACCCTGAACGCGACCGATGGTGGCTGTCGGACAAAACTCTTTGATTTTTTCGACCCACTGGTTCGCGAGAAACTCTTTGTGAACGACAATCATGGTCCGGACCTTCAGGTGTGCCGAAAGAGCCAAGGAAACGGTGGTTTTCCCGAAACCGCACGGAAGGGACAAAACGCCGCCTCCCTCTTCTTCAAAGGCTTTGACTCCAGCTGCAAAGGCTTCGTTTTGTCGCGTCGCGTCTCGTAGGTGTCCAGTGAAAACAATCCCAGGAGCCCGAGCGTGATCAGGGCGTGAGTCCCTGGAGGGCGGCCCGAACCTCCCGAGGCCATAATAGCGGGGGACCAAGACCAGTGACGAAGTCGGTGTGACCCCTGCATCCTGTTTGACCCCCCGAAAAACTTTAAAGGAGGGACCGAACCCGGGACCGATACCATGTTGCGTCTGTGGTCTAACAGTGAGTTCACGCTTTATTTCGGGCCCACCTTCACAGACGTAGCCGTTTCTTGTGAGCGAATTCATTCACTTCTTATACTTTTCAAGACTAAATGCTCTATACCGTCCCAAACCTTCTTCTCAATTTCAATCTCAATTTCGTCCCCTTTTTGAAATTCCTGAACCGTCTTGAGACCTTCGACGCGACACATGACCCGACCGTACCGGAATGGAACCTTGAGACGGGTCACGCGACCTTCAATGAGAACTTCTAGGTACTTGCGTCCGTCCCAGTCGTAGTAGGGGGTATGAATCACGGCTCGTACCATTCCCATTATTATATTTATAAACTATAAATGAGTTCACCGGCTCCCGCACCAGGGCCCGCGCCGTCAGGCCCAGCGCCCTCCAACTTGCCGGCGGCGTGTTGGAAGGATGATCCTTTCGAGTTTCCAGGTAAGCTCGTGGAGCAATACCTGGAGTGCCCGTGGAAACAGTGGTCGACCATCGGAGGCTCGGCGTGTCTGATGTGCTGCTGCTGTTTACTGATTATGATGATGGCGAAAAAATAATATGATACAGTAGTAAATGGATCGCCTTTATATCGGTATTCTGATCGGTATCGTAATTTATTTCCTTTATTGTAAACTGTTTAGCAGTAAGACGTCGGGCTTCACCCTGCAGCCTTTTTCGAACATGACGGACCGGGCGGCGGTCACGACGAGCTTCCAGACCCAGACGGCCGCCTTGACCAATGAGCTCAAGGCGAAACTGACGGACGCAATCAACGCTAAAAAATCTACGGAAGAGTTGATTACTCTTTCAAACTCTTACGCAGATCAGTCGAATGAACTGAACAAGGCGTACTCGGCCTGGCAGCTGCAGCACCGCACTGACGTCGTTGCAGCGGCTCCGGCACCAGGACCTTCCCCGGCTCCTCGGGCTTAAGCCGTAGGCGCTTGATCTCCAACGGTCGTTGCGCTACACATATTAATAGTTCGGTTTTCGGACCAATAAGGACTCGGGCAAGTAAGACCTGTGATTGATACTGGATTGGCTGTACATTTGTTGTTAGTCTTATCGGGTGTATAGTTTGCGGGACAAGTGAGTGTTGAAATATCTACTGGATTATTTGCATTGCACACTGTTTTATCTGATGATGCGGTGTATCCAGTTGGGCATGTAATTGTCTTTACTGATTGTGAAGTTGCGGTACACTTATATTGAGGTCCTCCATAAATATTAACAAAACGTTCTTTGGTGTATCCGGGTGCACATGTAGCGGTCGAGGGCTCTACTTTGACCCCCCAGGAAGAATCTGACATGCATCCAACTCCCGGAATTTTTGAAGAACCAGGTGGACATGTATAATCCCCGATTACATAAGATGAAGGAGATACAGAACATGTGGATTGACCGGATACCCATGAAATTGTTGTAGTTCCAGTCTTTGTTGCATATCCATCTTCGTAACTATATGTACTAGTTGTTCCGTTACATGTTCCTGCCGTCGGCGTGGCGGTGGCGGGTAATTGGCATCCGTTCGTCTTTGACCATGTCGCTCCACTTATAGCACAAGTTCCACCGGTCGGGTCAGCGGCTGGTAATGTACACCCACTCGTTGCGTTCCAAGTCGCTCCAGTGACTGAACACGTCCCCGCTGATGGCGCGACGTCCGGACACCCAGCAGCCGTAAATTGGGTCGCAAATTGATTGATGGAACAAGATGCGGCCGTTGTGTTGACTGGCGTTCCCGCGGGGAATACAATGTTACGTACGTACAACTGTTCAGGTTTCCCACTCGAATTGCCCGAACACCGAACAGAGCCGTACTTTTCCCAAGCTCCAACCGTCGCCGACGAACAACAAGATTGTTGATTACAGTTTTGTCTCTGTACCTCCCCATCTGCATAAGGGCACGCAGCACCACGAGTCCCGTCCGTTCCGACGGTTGCTGCTTTCTTGACGTTGTACGTACGGGTCTGTATTCCGCCATCACACGGCTGGGAACATGCACTCCAGTCTGACCAAGCGCCCTGACACGCCTGCCCAGACGTGCATGCCGGTAGGTCAGTACACGTCGTCGTCTCGTAAGACTCTGGATAATGAGCATTAAGACCGTACGTGGTTTCGCACGCCGTGCCACCGTTTCTTGCCGCTTTGGTGGCTGTAAACTTTCTGGTCTTTGTGCCGTACCCGCAGATGCTCGAACACGCCCCGTAATTGGACCACGAACCTTCGCAGTTCTGACCACAATCAGGATTGGCACAAGGTTTTTTGTCCCCTTCGTTCCTGATGGTTCCGTCGGTGTCTTTACACGGTTTTCCACCTGGTCCGGCTGGTGTAGAAACTCGGTACGTGTATTCCCCTGGGCCGCACGTCGTCGAACAGGCTCCCCACGCGCCTACACAGTCAGGGACGCATGATAGACGGTCTGTACTTATAGAATAACCCTGATTACATGTCAAAGTACAAGAGCCTGGAGAGCCTGAAGGATTGGCAGCTGTCGCATCAGAGCATGGTGTGAGGACGTTATTTCCATTGGCGACCGTAGGACACGTGCCACACGCCGCAGTCGTACACCCTTCGACGCTCGTATAATAGGTCCCTGGTGGTTTTGTAGGGCAAGCAGCACACTGAGAGTTGCTGGACGTCAAACCACTTGTACGCCTGGTGAGAATTATAATAAAAATTATAATGACCAGGCCCAATACGGCGAGGCCATGCATCTATAAATATTCTAGATTTTATTCTTGAACAATAATAGAACCATGATAAAAAAGGGTATTATTATTGGTCTTCTTCTGGTGGTTCTCGCAATTATTATGTATAGAAGAGTCTCTTGCTATGACAACTCTTTAGTTGATTATGCTGCACAGATGATGAAAGAACACAAGACGGCCATGGAAATACTCAAGGCTCTTGAGGCCAAGGGTGCGTCTCAGAAGGATGCGTTTGAGATTTCAAAAGCAGCCGAAAAAAGACTCTCATGAACATTGTAAAGGCATACACAAGGTTTCATCCGCGGATGTTACATAACCCTGTAAACACCTACAGTCACTAATAGCCTGATCATACGAAGAGTTTGGGGGGCACTGTAGAGTCCCGGTCGTAGGGGCGGAAGGGATCGTGTCTGTAAAAGTCGCACCTAGAACGCTAGGAGTTGGAGTCTCTATCATACATTTAAATCCAAAATATGGACACGTAAAATTTGTAAAGTAAGTGAAAATTATTGATAAAACCAAAAATCCAATCGCCCCAATTAAAATAATGACACCACTCTTCATTATTTTATTACTCTACATTTGAAGTTGGGTTCTTCCCGAGCATGACAGCGCAATGCAAGACCCTCCATCTGTAGATTTAATAAAACCGGGGGCGCACTTGCAATCGTGGAGAGAATTATCATAAACTGAATTCACAGGGCATGCACACGTGGTGTTATCCGAAGATAACGTGGTTCCAGTTGGACAACATATTCCTGAGACGCCTGTAAAAACTGTATTCGCTGGACAACATGTTTTATTATCCGATGCTACCGTAGTGCCTTGTTCACAACAAAACCCCGTTGTACCCGTGAAAGTGCCATTTGTAGGGCAACAGGTTTGATTATCTGACGCAAGGGTTTTACCTGTAGGGCAACACTTTCCAGTGACGCCTGTATATGTTTGCCCGACTGGACAACATGTTTTATTGTCGGACGCAAGAACCGTTCCATCCTGACATTGTGGTAAGGTGGGCATGTCTTCACTACGTGTACAGTTGGCCAAGTTGTCATAATAACACAGTCCCACCGCCTCATTTGTGCCTTTTACGTATCCTATCGTAGCACCATGTGCATAACCACAGTCCCAGCAACATACACCGCTCTTGTTTGTAGTCTTGGATGGGCATGCACCATTTGGATATCTCGAAGCGAGACCTGCCGAGTTGCCGATTCCACCCATTTGTGCAACACTAGCCAAGAACCCGCCACTCTGATTGGCCATACCCGCGACTCCTCCACCGTCGCGTATTATTGCGGCGACTGTGTTAACTACAGCATTCGTAGCGGTCACGAGACCGGATTGAATGGCATTCGCGGCCGTGATACCTGCGTTTGAAATCTCAGCCGCCGCTGAGGCGAGACCGGCGCTCACGGTGTTCACGGCCGTGTCGACCGTCGAGTTTCCGGAATTTACAGGGGGAATAGTCACCGTCACAACCGTCGTAATCAGGTCCGGATGCAACCTGAGTTTGCCCCCTGAAATAATGAACCGCACAATAGTACTCCCAAACAAAAGTTCAGCAATTTCCTGTCCTTCTGTGACGTAACACGTCGGCGGGTCACTGTCCCGGTAGCTGACGCCCTTGATGCGACACATATCCCGGGTGTTCACACATTCACCGGTTTCCCGGATGTACTGATTCTTGGCCCTTCCAGAAGCCGTTCCAACCTCTTCATCACACATCTGATGGATGGAAGGGTCCGCGGCGATACAAGCACCGTCTGTGGGTATGTTGGCCGGGGTGATGGTGTTCCACTGTGAAAACCACGGCTTTGCACGCCACTCTGTATACGTCAGGTCCTGGTTATCGTTGTTGGGTGGTGGCCACGGGAACGCGGCGTGACACGTGTCCTTTGTTGCATAGGAGCACGCCTTGTCGTACCCGTTTCCAGGTAAAAAGCCTACTCCACCTTCCGATGCACATATATTGTCAAAGGCTAAGTTGTGGATGTTCTCTAGCTCTGTAGGGGTCAGGTACTGATTGCAAAGCATGATAAACAGGGTATCACTGATTGTGTCGACTCCAAGATCTGTTGAAATTCTAGATGAAACATCCGCTATGAGGTCCTTGACCGATTGAGGAGGGTTCGTGCTCGTGAAAAGCCGGACAAACTCGTTTGAAATAGCCAGGTCAAGCGTATCGGCGTCCCAAGCGTCTAAAGGGCCTACAAACATGGGGTACCGGCCTTGGCGTGGCGTAGGCGGCGGCGTTGCAGGCCCTGGTGCCGGAGCGGGTGCTGGGGAGGGGGACTGAGGACATGCAACGCCTAAAGGCCAAGTCGAACAGGCTATAGTCGTGTTCACAACCTCGGAGTCGTTTGCGGCTTTCATGTTGCGCATGTCGTCTGTAGAAACGAGTTCTGAATAGTTACCCGTGTTTGTCATATCAAGGGCCAGACCTGCTATTGCTACAGCGTCAAAGACGCCGCTCACGGCTGACAAAACTCCTCGGGTAGCTTCCCTTTCCGCAATTTGGGTCGCTAGAATTCTAGCGCCGTTATCTGCACTCAAAGCCACGGCTTCGGCGCCCGCCCTGGCAGTAGACGATGCGACCGTCTCTCCCTTTGCCGCGGCAGTTTTGCCCCACCGAAGACCCATCTTGGCTCTGGCCAGGACCCCCATACGCCCAAAGGCTTTGGACATTCTTCCCGTAAGCGTTTTTTCCGCCACCCTAGCCCTTGCGAGTTTCAACTCGGCTGCAAGTGCTGGGGTCATTCTCAAACGCGTCACAATCTTCAAAGCTATGACGTCCACATGCAAAAGCGCCTCTACTGCGAGACCAATACCTACGCCCGTCAAAATGTCCGGTAAACTATTCAACAGCGTCGCAACTTGACCTTGCTGAGCCGGAGGAGCCGCGAGGCCAGTTTGTTGAATGGCGGGCGCTTGTGCTGGGCCTGCTACAGATAAGGAAGATTGTGGTCCAGAGTAGACGGGAGTTGGACCAGGTGAGGGACCAGGGCCTGGGGAGGGGCCAGGGCCTAGACTTGGAGAAGGCCCAGGCGCCTGTACAACTACTGGCCCTGGGGAAGGAGTCTGTTTTTGTAGTTGGAGCAAAACAACCACAATAACGACGATGACGACGACGAGTACAATACCCGCCCCGCCTGCGACAGCGGCCTTTGTGGCGACCGCCATCCTCTAGTATTTACAAAACAAAATTTAACTGAGGACCAAAGCAGCTGCTAGACCGCCGCATAGTAACACACATATCACGAGTATGATCCATTTAAATTTGTCGAAAAATTCTTTTATAGGTGCAAGTAAAGTGTTTACAGCGGGTGCTGCAGCGTTGGCTCCTGCGGCTAAAACAGTCGCAGCACCACCGGCAGCCGCCCCGAGAACTTGTGCAGCCGCTGGAGTGAGTGCGTTCGTTGTTTCTACGATGGCGCCTGCAGCCGCTCCGGCAACAAAAGCAACCGCCTCACCGATTGACCCGGCAAGCTGATTCTCATAGTCCGAATGGCACGTCATTTTACCCCAAGAAATGGCCGGAGATGGAGCGGGAGCTGGAGAGCCCGAAGACGGGGATGGGGCTGGTGAAGGGTACACGCTGTTTCCGGCTCGTGTAAGCACCGCCTGAATGATTATCGTGTGATCGTCTATAACCTGAATGACCGTCTTGTCGCCACCGATAGAGAGATTAGGTGTGGTCGGGGTGGCGTCCGGATTGGGTGGTGGATAAAAGGTGAATGTATCGTTGACACACGGATTAAAGTTGCTACTAGGCGAACTGTATGTAATCTTCACTTTACTCGCGTCCAAGATTGTAATGTCCGTGATTGAAACCTTGACGCCGTCCGTCGCGTCGAGTCGGGCCAGGGCCAAACTGGCGAGGACAGTGGCCGATACGCCCGCAAAAACTTTACCAGATGTTATACCGTATTTGCTCAACGTCTCGCTTTGTTTGGTAACCCTTGCGAGCCCTGAAGCCGGCATGTCGTTTACCGGCGATTTGCCCACTTTTACAGTCGCTATACCATCTGCAGTATTGAATCCATCTTCTGCAGTGCGAAGTAGAGTTTGTGGGTCATTTCGGGCCTGACGCGCGATTAGAGCATCCTGACTTGCGATATCATCACCAACCTTGGATGAACGTTTCAAAACGTTTTTAGCTCCTGTGATGAGGCTGTCAAGAGCGGAACCCGCCGTTCCTACAAGGGTTTTGAATGCACTTTTAAGTGCGGACATTACTACCATTAAGAAATATTTTTACTTTAAGAACTCACCCACAGAAATACCAATGAAGCTCATCTTCTGCCTCCCGGGGAAATCATACTCGCGCGAGTTCCTCCTGGCATGGTCAGACCTTCTTATGCAGGCGACAAACCGTGGTCACCAGTGTATGATTTCTCAGCAGTACTCGAGCGTCGTGCACTTCGCACGGGCCAAGTGTCTCGGTGGTGATGTCCTGAAGGGCCCGGACCAGAAGCCGTTCCAGGGCCAGGTGGACTATGACGCCATTATGTGGATCGACTCCGACATTGTTTTCAAGCCAGAGGACCTCTTCCGGATCCTTGAGAGCCCTCACGACGTGACGGCCGGTTACTACATGATGGAGGACCTTCAGAACATCGCGGCGGTCAAGGATTGGGACGAGGACTTTTTCAAACAGAACGGGTCTTTCAAATTTCTAAAGCCCGACGACCTCGCCACCGCCCCAGAGTACATACCCGTCGCCTACGCCGGTATGGGCTGGATGCTCATCAAGAAGGGCGTCGTCGAGGACATCAAGTACCCGTGGTTCTGGAGCGACCTCCAGCGAATCGGAGAGTTGACCGACATGAACTCCGAGGACGTTGCGTTCTGCAAGGCGCTCAAAGCGGCTGGTCATCCGGTTTACCTAGACACGAAGCTACGTGTAGGTCACCAGAAGCTTCTTATTGTTTGAGACCAAATTCCTTCTTCAACTCATCAATAGTTGAATAGTACCTGGCAAGGTCCTTTTTGAACCGAGCGTCCTGTTTTCCATTCGTTTTCAAAATATACGCCAAATTTGCCTTTGAGTACTTTGTTCGCATCTGGTTGTCCGTGGGTTTGCGCGGTGCGACCTTTTTCGGGGGAGAAACTGTACCAGTTTCTCCCCCCGGTCTCTTGTCGATAAAGCTCAAGGCTTGCATGACGGTGTCCGCGAGGTCATCTTTTTTCGAGTGTTTGTCGAAGAACGACACGAGCTCTTTGTTCGGTCCGTCACCTGCGATGAATTTCCGGGCCCTCTCGATCGAAGTCTTTTTGCGCTGCGCGTACCGAGCCTTTCCAGCACCCGCCACGTCCGGAATCTTGTGACGCGCGTCCCAAATCACCACATCCTTCTCCTTGACCAAAAAGTACGTATGCAGCAGGTTCTCGACGCCTTTCATACTCCGGTTCCGGTCTGGTTGCTTTTCGATGACGACTGTGGTCGCCTCGAGGACCCACGGCTTTTCGTTGAGGTGCCGGACCAGACACGGGAATATCCCATCCGCGTGTTTCGGTGGTACACCAGACACGTCCCATTGATGAATCTTTTTCGTCACTGGATCAATCAAACACAAGGCCAAATTCTTAATTCCACAATCAATTGACAGAATCATCTAGTTATTAAAGATTAATAGTTTTTAAGTCCTAATGAAACAGACGGTTTGTGCCAAGAAAAAGGAGACGACCGAGGCTCGAAAATCAAAACCGAGAGCGCCAGGACCCGAGCCGCCGCCGACCGAGCCGCCCGTGGAGAACATCGAGGGCCTCGTGTGTTGGTGGTGCGTCCACGGCCTTCCTCAGCGTCCGTGTATTCACTTGCCCGTCAAATATGATGATAAATTAAACAGGTTCACGACCGTTGGGAACTTTTGCTCGTGGCAGTGTGCCAAAGCGTACGCGCTTGACATGAACTCGGCCAAATCTGGGGAGATCCAGTCGTTTCTGGCTATGATGAGGCTCAGAGCCTTTGGAAAGTTTGTGCCCTTATGGGCAGCCCCGAAGCGCCAGTTTCTCAAGTGTTTCGGTGGGACCATGAGCATAGAAGAGTTCAGGACGTACGGGGGATCCGTAGAACCTCCTCAACTCTATTTTCCTATACAAAAACAGGTTCACCCTTTTCTTAACGATTCTAAAACAGAAGGAGGGGTGGCGCGCGCGCCGACCGTCGCGTCAGCGTCAGCCGACAAGTCAAAGCTCATGGCGATCGAAAACTCCACGAGTCAATCTGAGACGCTTAAACTGAAGAGAAACAAGCCACTGGCTAGGGCGGCGAGTAAACTGGAGAGTACGCTGGGAATCACTCGCAGGACTGTTCAAAGAGCAGCTGGGGCCGGGGCAGGCGACGGCGCGACTGGCTCTGGGACGGCGGGAGATGGCGCCTGAGTCTCCTTCTCTAGGGCAATGTCGGCTACAGATGGCTCTGGAGCGGGTGCCGGTGCCCGTGCCGGGAATGGCGATGGTGCTGGTGAGCGAGCCTGACGCGAAAGACCTACGGCCTCCATCATCTGGTCAACGACGTCAGTGAGAATGGGGGCGCCAACAGCGGGCGCCTGAACGTAGTACGACTTCCGTGGCCCGATAAAGACCAGCAGGACCCATGCAAAGATTAGGCCGAGTAACAGAGAAAGCAGGTACATCGCTACTATTATAACCTATAAAAATCCTAGCTTATTCCGCTGTTTAGTTGTGGCTCTGGAGGGCGGTACGTACTGGTCCGTGCTCCTGACCCATTCAGGCCCGATATGGGCTCTCCATTGAATAGAGTACCTTTCAAGGGCTTTGCGACATATTACACAAGGTAGGGACGTCCCGTGCCCACCGTCGAGCCGGACTCTCTTGACTATAAAATCACCGTACTTGCGGTGGACCCATGAAGAGAATCGGGCCGAACCAACCCCTTGACGCGAGGCCTGGAGTTGTAAATTTCGAATCAATTTTCTCTCCGCGCAGCAGTGACAATCATTAGCCATTGAGGGCCCATACGGGACAGCGACTGGTCTCGCAGACGATCATCGGATGTGTGTACATTTGTGCTGTGTTAAAAGCTTGTGTCCTTTTTAACTCAAAATGCCGTCGTGTCACGACTGCGTCTACTTTAGTCCTCAAAAGAACCTATGCACCGTCTTTCTGACAACCCCTTGGACCGCTCGAAAGTACCCTCATTTGTGCGGGGCTCCAGGTAAGGCCTTCCGTCAGATACGCTGGGTGCCACGTCAGACCCCAAAAAAAGATGAGGTGTACAAGCCAGATACAGGCCACCTGAACGATGTTTAGACCAAAAAGCATGGAGCACGCCCTTCGTGACTGGGCCCGTACCGGTTTTAGCCGCGCTCTCGGTGCTGGGGCCACCGCACGCAACTGTGAGCGCTCAGTCTATAACTGGGCCGTACAGGAGACTCGTGGGCACCAAGACGACCCCTATTGGGAAAACAGGTTTTTCAGGGCGCGCTACAAGCAGAAGGCCTTTGGGCTTCACAGGGAGCTTGAAAGGGGCCCAGTGGTGGTCCCAGACCTCCAGGTGACAGGCGACCGGGTCACCCTCAAGCTCAACCTGATCCCACAGTTGGTCAAGCGGCTCCAGAGCAAGGAGCTCGACTCGAAAAACCTGGCGCGTTATCCAGCAGACGTACTTTGGCCCGATGGCCCCTACGCCAAGATGGCCTTTGAGCTCAAGAGCAGGGACCTAGCTATGGAGAAGGCCAAGGCCAAGGAGGAGGACTACGAGGGCCTCTTCAAGTGCGGCAGGTGTAAGAGCACCAAGACGACCTACTACCAGATGCAGACGCGCTCAGCTGATGAGCCTATGACGACCTACGTCACCTGTAAGGGCTGTGGACACAAGTGGAAGTGCTGAATTTTAATCTAAAATAATAGTACCAAATGGCCCCAGCTTCCCCCAAGCCCACGTCCTTCATGAACGTCAAGCGTCGCGTCATCTACAAGACGGCTACCGGCAAGTACATCGTCAAGACCGAGAAGGGTGTCAAGTACGCTCCCAAGGTCAAGTACTACAAGAACCCAGCAGGCTCCACCGTCAACATCAAGTACGCTCACTCCAACGTGACCATCCCCAGCCCAATCCGCCCCAAGCTGGTGCGCAAGGTCCGCAAGAACTACGGCGAGGCCCGTGGCAAGTACGCCCCCCGCGTCAAGGTCCAGGGCAGCCCTGTGTGGAACCTGCCCAACCCGTTCCTGCGCAAGGTCCGCAAGAACAAGGGCATGAAGCGCGGCCCCCGTGTGCCCAAGAAGCTGCTGGCCGGTAACCCATTCGCGGCTCTTGCGTAAATTTTTAGATAAAAACATTCGTCTCCCACTACATCAGAGCGTGAATGTCTTCATGCGGGGGTAGTCTCGTTCGCGTCTGGACGGACGTAGGCGCCCGCAAACCCGCCGCCCTTCTCGCAAAAATCATCGAGAAGGATGGAGTGATTCTGACCATCAAGTACCTTTCCGAATCGAGAATCGATCACATTTGGAGGTACGAAGATGATACATATGAAATTGATGATGACTCTGTGGCAGAATATTTGAACACAAATTCTGAACTAGAATTGGGTTTCGTCCCACGTGAGGATGGGTTTGCCAGAGTCGACTCTGACGAGGACTATGTTCCATCTGACGAGGACTCTGACTCGGACTCCGACTCTCTTGACTCAGAAGACGAGGAGACGGATGAGGACCTCGAGGACGATGAGGACCTCGAGGACGAGGACGATGAGGACCTCGAGGACGACTCGGACGAGGAAAGTAATATTGATGAAGAGTAAGACGAATGGTAAAGATCGATCAGACGACCCTTTTTTACGCCCTCCTGCTTCTGGCTCTGTGGCTGCTCTTTTTCCAGAAGCCAAAGACTGAGAAGTATTGCGCTTGTGGGGGGATGATTGCTTAAGGCTTAAAAACTTTACAGTCCTTACTATAAATGTCTGTGACGACGCGGTTCATCACAGCCTTTGATGCTCAAAATCAATCACACGTGAAATGGTTGTCGCGTATGATTGATGTTGCTGAAAAGATGGGAGACCCCTCAAAGGACAATAACCTCGTAGCTGAAATTAACAAGAACCCTATGGGAGTCAAGCTCGAGCAGTTGGAGGCACTCGAGTGGCCCCATATTCATTTTTGCATTTGCGCGGTTTATGCCAAAGCGGTGCTTCGCAAGAAGGCCTTCGTCCCTGTGGCCTAAAAAAGGTCATTAACAGGTGAAATTAGTTCCCAAATTTCACCAAGGCGGTGACGGTAAAAATCCGAGTCAGCCTCAAAACTAAACGCGTTCCCTGCGAACACGTAACCACCTTGGCCCTTTTTCTTGACAATATCATCGATTGAAATCATATCTAAAAAGTTTTTCGTACAAGTCAACTTGAGTTCATCAAATTCCCATTGCTGAATGTACAAAAATCGAAGAACCTCATCGGGCACATGGGAGTTTGGTAGGATCAGGGAGCCGACCTCATATGTCATGGGCCATTCCATTTGGTCAACGAAATATGTCTCGAGCATTTTCCCAACAAACATGGCGTTGTCCCACTCCGTGAAACCCACGATCGACGTCCGGGCCTGTTCGTTGACACGCAGGGTAAATGCGTCGTTCACACCCGTGTGTAACGTGTAGTACTTGTGGCTACGTTGATTGGTCTTGACTGATTGACGTGGCTTGGTCGGCGGAGGGAGCGTGATTGACGCCACGCACGGGTTCATTTCTTTCCTTACCAAAGGCGCAGGTCTTTAAAAACGTGTCCTGTCCAAGTCAAGGTTTAGGGTTGCGTGACAAATTTCACACTAAAACAGTAATGGAGTGCTCAGTCTGCTACGGAGAGTCCGGTCCATTCCAGAAGCTGTGCTGCGGCCACGCCTTCTGCACGGGGTGCATCAAGAACTGGTACCTCAAGGGCGCTGCAGGGTCCTCGTGTCCTATGTGCCGCGCCCCTGTGTATTTCAAGGGGTTCCACAAGGTCAGGGACCAGTGGAACGAGGATGCTCAAGAGGCCAAGTGTACGGAGGTCTTCGGCGCTGCGCTCGATGATCGATTCGCCGAAGCCCAGGAGTTTGCACAGGCGTTCCCGGCCAAGTGGCACGGCCGGATATTCCGGGAACTCGTAGACGACTTTGTGGAGATTGAAAAGACGTACCGCTTCCTCAAGAACGAGGGGGTTGATCACGAGGTGATGGACGAGGTGTTTTACTGGGGCGACTACTACTCGGACAGGCACATGAACAAGTACTGGTACCTGGACGAGCCGCGCAAGGAGTTTGCTTCGCGCTACCCGTGGCTTGGGCAGAACAGCCGGTCAGGGAAGCGCGCACGGGCCCGGGAAGACCCTTGGGTCACAGTGACCCTCTATTTTGAAGTTTAATTTGTAAACTGATTTGTGATGCCTTCCACGAGTCCCCCCGCGTTGAACCCGAGTCCAAGCGCCACACCCAGAGCCATCAGGATAAAGCCCAAAATAAGCAGAGCCTGATTACGGCTCGACTTTGGCTTTTGATTTTCCTTCGTCACTATAATCAGACCTGGAATACCAAAAGCCATACCAAGCACCAGCGCACCCGAAATGGCGCCAAGGGCGCCACCTGTACCGGCCATGCTCTCAAGGAAGATGCTCTTGTACTTTCCCATTTAATTTTAGTTTACATTTATTTTAGACCCATTGCGAACCAATCTGCTCCCAAAAAACACGAGGACAAAAGGCACCAGTACAAAAACAAGTACACGGGCCACGTCTGGTTCCAGACCCAAATTTGTACGGGCCCGGCGGTACAACGCTCCGTCAGGGGTCTGAACTTGGACGTTCCCTGATCCCGACTCGTCTATCCATTCTGATTGATAGTTAAAAATCATATTGAAAGCTGCGAGAACCATCACAACCCCAAGAGCCTGAGTCTTGTGCTCGAGTTTCAGAGAAGGGTCGGCCCAATCAAGTAACAAAATTGATCCTAAAATTGCCGCCCACTTGACCACGAGACCGTGTTCCGGTCCTAGGCTATGAAGCCATCTGAGCCAAAATTTACTCGTGAATACGAAACCTACGATGGCAAAAGCCAAGGCGAGTCTCAGATGCATCATCCTAATATGGGACACCATAATATCTGAGCATAAAGAGCCCTGCGCTGATAATGGCCACTGCGACCCACTGCATGGGGTTCACGAATCTTTCACCTAAAATAAAATAGGCTGCGAGGGTCTCGAGGATTCCTGAAACACCATCCCACATTCCATTCACAAATAGGATGTTACCCTTTTTCAAACTCTGAATCAAAAAGAATATGACGCCCACGTAGCCCAAGGAGCCCTGAAGAAACCCATTGGTGGTTCCCTGACGGGCAAACTCCTTGAACCCAAAGTCGCCGATAATCTCGGCCAACGTAGCACCGATCACATTGAGCGTCGCCATCTACTCCTTCCCCAGATAAAAACACGCACCGTTGGAACAGTACAATGGAGGCAATCGAGGCTGTTCTGGAGCTGGCAAAGGAGCGTGACGAGATTGCGTCTGAGCTCGAGACCTATGAGGAGTGGTTCGAGTCCCTGGTGGGCAAGGAGGTGACCCTGACTCTCAAGTCCAAGAAGAAGACGCGCTTCACCGAGTGTGTTGTGGCCGAGTTCAATCCTGGAGAGGGCTGGATCCTTCAGTCGGATGAGGGAGAGGACACACACATCGTGACTTTCGAGGACTTTGTGGAGGGCCGCGTCTGGGTCAAGACGGACAAGCACGTAACCTTCGCCGAGTAAAAAAATGTAATTTAATATTAAAATGTATGCTGTGGAATCCGTAGCCGATGTCGAAGTTCGCAAGGAGCAGAACCCCCAGGGCCCATGGGTCAAGAAGGCCCTGATCCTTGCCCTCATTTCCTACCTCGTGACCATGAAGATCAACCAGGCTGCGCTCATCACCGTCGTGTACCTCGTCGCCATGTTTTTCCTGGGCTAAGTTTAATGGATAAAGGACCTTTGATGTTTCTTGCGCTTTTTGTCCTAGGAGTCTTTATCCATCAACGGTTTTTTGCCGATCGACCAATCGTGCCCACTATTGTGGGGGTCCTGAGCGTGGCTCTTCTTTTCAATATAATTTTCGGAGTGGTTACTCCTCCAGCCCAAATCGTGAGTGTAGTTGGGCACAAAACTCTCGAAGAGCAGGCGTGATGACGTTGTCCCACATCTCTTCGTCACGATCCACATCGTGACTCAGCACCTGATTGTTGTACTGCTCAACCAACCGAGCATGTACAAGACCCAGCATCTGAAGGTACACCTGAATCTGGATAAACTCATACTCGACGACGCGCCGGAACAGGCGGTTCGTACGGTTCTTGATCTCCACGAGGACCCGGGACCCATCATCCTTCTCCTCGATCCGATCAATTTTGCCACAAATTACAAACTTGGTCTGACCGATCGTACACACATCCAGGTTGTAGAAGGCATCGTCCCGAACCAGACGGGCGCCAGTATCCTTCTCGACCTTGTCGGACGTCTTGTCCTCGGACCGCGTCCCATGGGTCGTGTACACTTTGGACCGCATGTGCTCGATCACCTCAGCCTTTTGTTCGACGCTCAATTTTGGATCCAAATTCACTTGGGCCTTGGCCTTCTCGAAAGTCTGGGCGGCTTCCTTGGAGTCCTTGGCCTCGTAAGCCAGGGCACTTTCTAGGATCTTTTGGGCATTCTCAGAAGCCCCTAGAGCCTCGAGGGCCTTTTCCTTCTTTGTCTGGCCCGTGAAAGTCTCGGGTGAGTACTTTTTCCAGTAGTCGTTGAAGACCTCGTCACGAGCCTTGTACTGGTGCCGACCGATTATGGCAGCCACATCACTCGCCTTGAGGACCACACGTTTCGCCATTTTCAGATAAAAGTTTGTTGTTCTTATCTTAAAATGCCCGTCCTCGCCCTGGCCGTCGCACGACCCCAAATTTTGGCCAAAAAAGGTGCCGATCCACGTCCCGCAAAGCGGACCAAGCTCCGCCCCAAGGATGTTGAACAGGCGATCAATCACGCTAAGAATTTGTGTTTCAATTTCGAAGACACGCCGGCGTGCAAGGTGGCTTGGGACCGTGTAGAGGAGCTCTCGTCGGAACTGGCCCGTCAGCGCGAGGAGAATCTGCGTATCAAGGCTCTGGCCGAGGAGCTGGAGGAGTTTTGTGCCGTTGATCCTCTCGAGTGCCGGGAGTATGACGTTTAGGAATAATAAGGGTAAGTGATCAGAACCACCCCACCTACGAGGCCTATTAAACTTATAATAGTACGTGCAACCTTTCCTTCACGTGATTGGTACACGACTGGAACTGGAACGATGACGTGTTGGGGTTGTACGGCGTGAATTGGCACCGGTAGATCCGCACGACACATGGGGCACGTGACGGTGTAGCACTGCACGTGGACCATCTTTTTACAACACCCCATATGGACCACCGTACCCGTCAGGGGTTCCAGACACACTGGGCACTCCTCCATACTACAAGGGCCTATAAAAACCTGTCGCGTCCGACCCAGGCTTTCCTATTTTGTTCTTAAATTCACATATGGAAAGCCATCGTGACCAGAAGCGCCAGTCTTCCAAGAAGCACAGTGACTACGCCGTGTACACAAAGAAGGCGGTACGGGCCAAGGAGGCCCTGCTTGAAAAAAAGCTGTCCTGTCCCGCCAAGCCCTGCAAGAAGTGACTCTCAAAACACCAAAAAAAGCAATGGCTCTCCTCAAGACTCCAGGCCTCCAGTTCTACGCTGACGAGATCGCCCCTCTTCACCCTCCCGCCGGTCTGCAGCCGACTATGTCGACCTACGGGATCCTGAACCTCGAGGGCAGTCCCAAGCGCAACGAGCTCTATGTGGTGTGCAAGGACGGCTCGATCCAGTCCGTCTATGAGCCGAGCCGCCCCATCGGTTGGGAGCTCATCGAGGACGGTGACGAATGGTGGTACCGAGTGACTCAGATGAACCACCAGCCCAAGCGCTGCATGGTCCGGTACCATAGTCGGGTGGCCGACCCTCCCGAGGGGCGGGGGCGCATCGGGTCGATTGTGACTTTCGAGCGGCGCATCGAGACGTCCCAAAACGCCGAGGTCACGGAGCAGAAGGATTGCGACGCCGAGGTCACCTCGGCCCTCCGCGAATACCTCGACCGCTTCCAGGCTGCTGCAGCTGCAGTGGACACGACCAAACTCACTGGCGACGAAGCCAAGATCGTGTCAATCAACCCACTCCTGGCGCGATGCGCGGTGATCCTCGACGACCCGGTACAGACGGAGGCCATGGCCAAGTTCGCCGAGGGGAAGATGAGCTACGCCGAGATGCGCAGCCTGTGCGGTTAAAATCTCGTGTAATAGAAATGGCGTCATCGCTCCGGCCCGCCAAGTCGGAGGGTAACGCGCCAAAAAACAGACCCTCTTTGCAAACGCGTTTCACCCCTCCAAAAACTGAACCCCGTCCGGGGCGGCCGGCGCTCAAGTTTCCACCCAAAAATTCATTACTTGAAAGTAGTCTCGCAGGAGTCACCCCCCGTAGACTCATGGAGCTCTTCACCCAGCTCCCCAAGCCATTCCACCCCGCTAGCAGCGTCGAGACGCGCGTTAAAAGTATGCATCGACCAGGGTCACGGCGGCCTAAACTCGTCATTAAATGGGGACCCCCTGCATCGGGCAAGGGGTCCCCCGCGATGACGCGAACCATTGAAGCTGAGGGCGACCCTATAACTTCATATATAAACATAAATGTTGATGCTGCTGTTGAATCCACGTTGGCATTTCGCAACGAGTCGCGCCAACTTTTCGAAAAGTGGGTCGGCACCAAATTTCCGGGTCGTTCTATTCGAAGCATTTCAAATGCAGAAATTGTAAACAAGCTTGGTGAAATAATGCGGCGCAATGCTGAGAAACTGGGCATTCCATATGGCCGGGTGAGAACCACTGCAAATATATGGACGGGTAAGCCCATAGGTAATAAGCAAGATGAGCTTTTGGGAATCGCTATTAAAAACAAAAAAAATATAACATTTGAAACTACTGGGCAGGCCGGATGGCCGGATTGGCTTTTCGTCAAGTACCCAGCTCTCAAGACGGACTACAAGGTTATAGTTATTTTTCCAATGGTTCCGTTCACAACGGCTTGGAAAAGATACCGTGGTCGGCCTCTTGCTTCGTATAGAAAGGGTGAGGGGTTCAGATTTGCTTCGAACCGGTCAACACTGAGAGAAACCTATATGGCGTGTTATGAACAGTTTATCCGCTCCACATCTCGCGCTGCCATCACAAATTTAGTGTCTAAATTCGTAGTGTTGAGACAGACTCAGACCGCCAATGGAAACACCCGGATAGAAAAGCTCAATGCTGTGAGTCGGAAATCAAACCGGACTAATAATCGCCTTTTTGATCGTTCCGATTTACAAACCCTTAGGGACCTTGCCAGAATCCATCTCGAGTTAATGAACAATGCGAGATTTATTTAAAAAATAATTTTCAACTAAAATTAGATGAACACACCACCCTGTGAAAAGTGCCGTTTCTTCAAGCCGGGCAACTATGCCCGGACGGGGACGTGCACGAAGTTCATAGCTTACAGGGGGCGTGGGAAGGTGGTCTACGAGTTCGCCGAGTCGGTCAGGTTCAGTGAGCGCAAGTGTGGCCCCGAGGGTCGGTACTTTGTCGCCCGTGACCCTGAAAAAAAAGCGTCACGTGAGCGTCAAGAATTATGGAAATATCTAGTAGAGCAAGATGAATAAGGAGGTGTGTGTGACGGTTCGGATTAGTGTCCGGCGGGTTCAGCGCCACCCCATCACCAAACGGACCGTACGGTCCACGACCCTTTTGAAAAAGCACGTGGTACGAGGGGCGACTCTCAGTCTCGTACCAGATGCCCTGAATGATTTCGCAATTCATCACGCCCAAGTAAACTTGGCAGAGGTTACTCATCTTTTACTCGACCAGGTGGCGATCAGCAGTATGTCGGCAGCTATGGCCATCGCTATGTTAGCTTTGAAAGATTGAATTTAGTTTTGGAATTAGGATACACAACGTTGAAAGAGACCCGAAGCTTCCCACCCGGCACGAACCCCTTCCCTGGAATCACGTAGTCTTCCCGAGGGTCCAGGACCCCCCAATCCGATGTGTTTATTTGTATAGCCCCATCGAAGTGCGGAACCTGGATAACCTTCCCGTTCACCGAATCCTCAAACGAAATTCGTGTGGACCATATGAGGTCCTTGCCTTGCCTCATCAGTTCTGGGTGGTCCTGAATTTTGATGTGGAATACAAGGTCACCGGGCTCCTCGTCAGGTTTTTGAGGCTGCTCACCCATCCCACCCGCCACGAGGGTCGCGTTGTCCTCCACCCCCGGTGGGATTTTCAGTTCTAAATTGAGAGGCTCGAACTTTTTCTTTTTGAAATTACACTCTTGACACCCTGTAGACCCTCCTCCGAGCCCACCACAGGGCTGACACGGCTGAGCAAACGACATGGGGCCCATCTGGACCATGTGGGTCCCGCGACCGTGACATTGTGGGCACTGCTTCCGACACGCGAAGCAAGGCTTCATGAGGGTCACCTTGAACGTACGGGACAGGCCACGGTAAGCATCGTCGAGTGTAATCTTGAGCTCATGATGGTGGTCGGCACGACGTACTGGACCTCGCTGACCACCGAAGGCACCACCGAACATCTGGGCAAACATATCGGCTGGGAACCCCGGGTTTCCGTTAGGAACCCCGCCCTCAGGCGTCCCGAACCGGTCAAAGTTTTCACGCTTCTGGGGGTCGCTCAGGACCTCGTAAGCCTCCTGGACCTTTTTGAACTTCTCCGCGTCACCGCCTTTGTCAGGGTGGTGTTCACGGGCAAGTTTGCGATACGCCTTCTTGACGTCGTCCTGGGACGCGCTCCGGTCCAGGCCTAGGACGTCGTACATAATTTTACATGAGAATTAGTCCTTTACTTGGCGGCGCGCTGGGCGCGCTTCTTCTTGGAAATATGCTTACGGACGGCTGACTGAATCTTCTTGGCGGCCGTCTTGGGGCTGGGAGTCTTTTTCTTGGCTGCGACCGTCACGCGACGGACGTTACGTGGGTAAATGGGGTTGCGTGTCACGGGGTTTCTGGCTCCTGGAATCGGCACCTTAGGATTCATCATCATAAGATTATAATCGTTTGTAAACTGCTTAATAATTTTAACAAAAGTTGGTTTGTCATAGTAGTTTCTGCGCCCCGTGAACTTATTCGTGATTTCGTATATAACCACGCCTCGAGGAAATTCGAGAGTTATGGGATTGACGTAATTCATGTTCAAGATGACGCGGGGAATTTTAGGAAGGGCCCGTGTTTCGATTATTCGTCGGGATACGTGCTTTGCGGCGCGTGCTTGCGCTTTGCGAACTTGTTCGCGTAGTGCATTCATTATACTTTACCAGGTTTTTTTTTGCCACCCCGAGGACCTGATGCGCTAAGATATTGATTGAATAAATTCAGAGTTTTCCAGTTGTTTGATTCACGATTCTTGCCTTCGCGCGCCTTGGCAATGGCGGCGCGCATTCTACCCAGTGGCGTGTTTGTAGGAGCGCCCCCTGGAACGACAAAACTCTCAACAAAACTTTTATACATGGCCGAGAATTTTTCTGGATTGGTGAGTGCTGATTGAACAACAAAATTGGCGTTGGATTTTCCACGCTGTCTCATTAAATTCACCAAGACCTTTTCCTGTTCGGCGACCTGGCCCATACCCGAAGCGTTCGCCTTGGCTTTGGGTTTAGCTTTATTACCCTGGCGGACGCTTGAAACTTCACTGACGGGCTTCATGGGGAGCTGTCTTGCTTGCGCCATCTGACGCATCATGTTTCGCACGTGAGCGTTTCTCGCCGCTTGATAGTCTGGGTCGGCTCTAATTTGCTCAATTGCTTGAACTAGGGCCATAGCACGGGCGTACTGTAGCTCTTCGATAATATGACTTATAAAAGGTGCGTTTAATCCAGTGAGGTTTCCGAAATCAGTACTATTGAGTGGTGTGACTTCGTATCCGGATGGTGGTGTATAGTTGGTTGGACGAATAAGCTCGACAGCATCCGGCCTGGGCGCGGACCAGCCCACGAAATACAGTTTTATGGTCGGGCGCTTCCATAAAGGATATTTAGTTTTAACTTTAGCCGCTCCGCCCTGCTCGGCGATCCATTCATCTATAAGCAGCTCTAAATTGCGTTTGACTCTTACGAGCTGGTTCCACTCTGTGGCTTTGGCACCCGAATCTGAAGGCTTTCCAAAACCTATTTTAAATTCGAAAATACTCAACACTATGGATCCATCGGCCTTTATTTCACGAAGGATGACATCGGGTTCGCCCCATGTCGCTCCTTTGGCTATATCTTTGAGACCCGACCATCTTTTGGCTCCTTCTGTAATAACCGTGTTATCTTCATTTACCCTTGATAAAGTAAAACGGGATTTAAGATATAAATACGAAACTGGTTTCTTGTTGAAAGTTCCATCGAGTATTTGTCTGGGAGTACACAAGCCTTTGAACACGCTTGATCCAGTGTGTTGTACGGTCCTGCGATTGCAATCACGGAGCTCTGAAATCTCACCATTTCGCGTCGACCAGCGCAGGGCCCGAAGCTCGAGCCAAGAACCAGTAAAAGCCTGACCGGAAACTATATTCTTCCACGCCTTTATGAGTTTATTTTTAAGACTGGCATTGAAATAACTTGGGAAGATGACCGATGTCTCTAGCTCATTTTCCAATTCGGTTTTGGCGGCATTCTTCTTTGACCGCTTTTTCTCGGCCAATTCAAAAATCTCCACCGCTGGTTCGTTTCGGTATTTTCCACTATTTGTATTTGTTTTATTTATAGTAATGTCCTCACCTGAATAAAAAAACGCCTTCCCCACCTCTTTGCCCGTCTTAAGGACCTTCTCATCAACAGATGCGTTTAGTTTAATATTATTTGTATTAAATGGAGCATTTTGAAACCCAACTTTCGTTTGGTATTCTCTCGCCATTCCGATAAGTGCCGGTGCAGCGGCTACTTCAGTGCCCATACTCTAAACCCAGATAAAAAAACGAACCACTCAAAACATAACAAATGGCTCCCACCAAGACTCTGATGAAGGCTCTCGACCGCCTGACCGACCTCAAGGCTGAGCTGAAGGATGCGAACGCCGAGCTCAAGGAGGCTGTCGAGGGCACCACCATGTATCAGGCGTTCCTGAAGGCCATCAAGGAGACTTCAGAGGATAAGATCCCTGAGAAGGCTGCGGCTGCCAACGCCTTCAAGATTACCCTGGCGATGCTGACCAAGAAGGAGGAGAGTGCCGACGAGTAAAAAACCTGTCCTGAGAGCCTCAAGGTTCTTGAAACCCTGATCAAAAGTACCTCAAAATGGCCACCTTCCGTGTGATGCCCAGCCTCAACACCGACTTGGCCGAGACCAATGCCCTTTATGTCAACCCAGTTGACGCCACTACCCCTTACGTCAGGATGGGGCGCTTTGTTTACAAGTGCATCCCCCATCCTGACGTGGATCGCGCCACCGTACGCATGAACGCCATCACGCGGCGGGCCGTTTACCCCAGTGAAATAGTCACGCTTGAGGAATACATCGTGCCCATGACCGAAGGCCCCAAGCGCGTCTGTGCACAGGCCGAGTACGTCAAGCGCAAGGTGGACCCCATGCCGCCCAACCTTCCGAACGCCGTCCGCAACGTCCTCGAGGGCATGATAGTCTCCGCTGATCAGCGGCTGACGCTGACACACAATAACGAAGCCATCCTGATCCGCGTGACCGATGTGGATTCTCCTGGTGTCGTCACCATGAACACCGAGGTCAGCCTGATGTGGCTCCCGTACGTCTAAAAAAAGTGTGCTGCGGCGGCCAGTGTAATAGAGCCACCCTTTCCTTTCAACTCAAACAGAATGTCTCCCAACGCCTACGTCTGCTTCAACTCTGAGGGCCTCCTGGTGGGCTACCAGGGTGAGGCGATTCACGAAGAGCCGTGCTTCACCTGGACCTACGCCGAGTTCGAGGAGTACCTCAACGAGTGCATCACCCCCTCCATGTATCACTTCATGGCCGGTTATGTTCGCAATGAAATCACCAAGGATGAGCTCTACGAGATCCAGGGAGGCGACTACTGCTGCGGCGACCTGGAGGGCAATGCGGTCGACGCGTACTTTGACCTGCCCATCAACGACCGCATCGAGATGCACGAGCAGGAGCTCGTGAACCTCCGGGCGGCCAAGCGCCGCGCCGAGGCTAAGGAGTCGGCGGCGATCGACGCGATGCTCGAGGAGAACAAGCCGTTCGACAACACGAGTCCCATCAACCAAGAGTACTGTGACTTCATGCGGGGCCTCATCGAGAAGAATCGCGCCAAGGTTGACCGTCTCGAGCGCGAGATCCACGAGGAGGAGCAGTGGCGGGGCGGTCACGAGGAGGGCGAGTCCGACCTGGAGACTGACGAGAACTACGACCACATGGACGTGTGACTAAAATGTCTGTGAATTGTAATGGAGCCAACCATTAACGTGGCTAAACTCTTCAACGTCCCCCCTAGAAACTGGCCCGTCGTCAACCGCGGGAACGCCATCAACCGCGTTCAGAAAATTTTGAAACAAAATCACGTCACGGGTATCCCCAGCCACTGGCCCAAGATTTACTATGGTCAGACTCGGGCAAATTTGAACCTAAATAGGACGTACCGGAACGTGGACACTGCGACCCTTCCCGACGGTGTGTACCTTTATCTCATAGAGTACAATCCCGAGACCAACAGGTACCATAAGAGTTTCGTACGGGTCCACAACCTCCTCGAGGCTGGGTCGCGCCACTTTCAATTATCAACCAGAAATCAGGGTCGTGTAATCGTGGCAGCCGGTGAGCTGTCCAAGGAGGGCCGGGTGATCAAGTTCAATCTGGAAAGCGGCACGTACACTAGAAATATTATGACCAAGGTTATGAATTACATGGGCGAAGCGAATACAGAAAACCTCAGAGGCAAAACCCCAAAGGAAATCGTCGAGGCAAAATTCATCCGGCTCGTGAAGAATGCCCTGAGAAACTCGGTACCCAACAAGAACTACGTGACCAACATTTTGATTCCAAAAATACCCGCCAGTCTCCAGAACCTAGTGGAGCGTGGGAACCTTAGTTTCTACTTCGGGGCCCCGTCAAACAAGTCTCGGGCCAAGGTACTTAAAGAACTCAAAGCGGCTGGCCTCAACACAAATAGCGCCACCAATTTAGTTCGTAAATTGATCGCCGAGGGCCCTAAAAATTCAGGTGCTGCCGGGCCCATGGCCCAGAGTCCGAAAAGAAAGGCAACCACAAATGGCAACGCCAAGGGCGCCCCGCAAGTCCACCGGCGGAGTGGACGTACAGCTGGACGAGTTTGAGACGGACCTCCGGGCCGCTCTTGAAGTTCAGCTCATAATGAACACCCACAGACGGTACTGGACGGAAATGGACTGCTTGTCCAATGAGAATAACGAAACCACTCGGCGCGTCATAGATGACTGTTTCATAGATATGGCTCATCGGTACTCGATGGCTCCACAGGTGAGCGCCGTTCTGGAGCACTGTCGAATTCTGATCCAAAATGTGGTCTGGGCATCCATGAACGTTCCTTGGCCCGAGGTTCCGGACCTTCACATCGAGCGCGTCATCGATAACGCCATGACTGTCTACAACCGCGTCATCTACGCGCACCTCAGGACCGAGATGATCATGGCCAACCATAATGCGGAGGTCCTACAGCGCAACTGGCGCCGGTGCATCACCGACCCTGAGCACCCCGCATGCCGTCGCCGACTCGAGTACGAGTTTAGAGAGATGGAAACTTGATAGTGTAATGTACTGGCTGTTGCTCAAGTTGACCCTGTTGACCTTCGTCCCTTTGCCCGTCCGTCCTAAACTGACCCGTCCGGACCCCGCCAAGAACCTCTGGACCTTTGAGTGTGACCGGTGGATCTCACCGTATCACCTTGCCGTCATGTACTACATCGACTACAAGTCGGCCTAAGAGTCCGGACCCCAAAAGTTTTTCAATTTAGGAACAAAATTAGTTTTTGAATTTCGAATTAAAATTGGCTGTGACTGAACAGTCTGTGACCAGACCTCTTCAGCCTGGACACCCACTGAACGAAGTTCTGACCTTCTCATAAATGTAATCAAAATTCCAGTGAAAAATCCAAACACGAATTCCAACATAAAAATATAGTCATACAATCTTTTAATGATGGATGTTTACATATCAGGACCTGATTGGTCCCATGGAAAGGTTCTGAAGTACCAACGGGCCAATCCTCTAGGAGAAGACGTGTACCTCCTCCCTGACGGGACGATCGTGAGGGACGAAGATAAGATTATAAAGGCTCAACGAATTTTCAAACACAATTGGTACAAGCCTGGGGGTCCCGGAAGCAAGAAGGCCATTGAAAAATACGTGTCGGGTGTCACCCAGCCAACTAATTTAGAAACGAAAAGTAATGAACAACTGTCAGTGCCGGGGTTGCTTGGAAATCCTGAACCGTGAAGCCACTGATAGTTTCACACGGGAGCTCCAGACCCTCCTCATTCAGGGCACGGTGGTACATATAGACACAACTCCTGACGGTAGACCCATTTACCGGCAATGGTGAACACTTTCGTGCCCTTTGCGGACGTCCACGAGTGTGCACGTGCGCTGGACTATAGGAGGCTCGGGAAAGAGAGGGTTGAAGCGTATCAATTATGGAGGGCCCTACAGGGCATCACGAAGGGTTGGGTCAATCATCCCGCTACACAGATGTGGAAAGGTCACACGTGTTTCCTAGCCATGTACTGTAATGCGATGATCGACGAGTGGGTTGCCCGTGGGTACCGGAACAACATGGAGAAGCTCCCGCACTGTGGGAAGCCTAGCCCTCCCTGGTGGTGGGGCTGGGAACCTATACACAAGTCTCACCAAGCGGCCCTGAACCGCAAGAAGCCAGACTATTACTGCTTTGACGCGGGTTCATATACAGACTGGGGGTACGTGTGGCCCAGTAAAGTGCAATTCTGTTACAGAATTCCTGAACCACCACTTGATAAGGTTTGCGAACCCTTAAAACTCAATGGAACTTCAAGAACTTCGGCGCTCAATTCAGGTTCAGAATTTGTTTCGTAAAAACTTTGGTCCTGACGAGTGTCTCTGGAAACCCAAATGTTTTGATATGTTACTTGGGCTCAAAGATGACGGGAAACTTTTGGGTTTGTGTACGCTCCAGTTCGCCCCGGACGGGTACTGGATCCTTGGAGACCTTTGTACGGCTGAACATGGGAAGGGTCACGGCTCGGAACTCGTACGTCAGGTTTGTATCGCAACACCCGGACCTATATGGGCTGATGCCACGTGTCCCGCGAGTGAACGAATTTTGATCCGAAATGGGTTCATGGAGACGGACGTGAGACCGTGGCCAGATGTTGTTAAAGCTTATATACGTGATGAAACTAAATGATCAGCGCTCGGACCCTGAACCAGCGACGGTATCTGGATCTTCTGACGGGTCACGCGCCCGTTGTTATCGCGACAGGCCCTGCTGGAACGGGCAAGACCCTTTTGGCGTGTCAGGTGGGGTCAAAGGCTCTGGCCTCTGGTCAGGTTCAGCGTCTGATCCTGACCCGACCGGCTGTGAGCGTGGACGAGCAGCACGGATTTTTGCCTGGAAATTTGAACAAAAAGATGGAACCATGGACTCGTCCAATGTTTGATGCGTTGTACCGGTACTGGTCGGTTAAGAAGGTCCAGGATATGATTTACGACCAACAGATTGAGGTGTGTCCACTGGCGTACATGCGTGGCCGAACGTTTGACCGCGCCTGGATCATCGGGGATGAGATGCAAAACTCCACGCCTTCACAGATGAAGATGCTGCTGACCCGCATCGGTGAAGACTCTAAGATGATCATCGCTGGTGACGGTGCTCAACATGACCGGGGCTTTGAAGAGAATGGCCTCGTGGACCTGGTCCGACGACTGGACCTGGAGTCTGAGAGCATCAAGCACGTGATATTTACGGAAGATGACGTGGTTCGGGCCGAGGTGATCAAAGAGATTCTGAAAATTTACACGTCTTGAGCGGGTCAAGGGTCACCCGACACTCTCAAATTTAGATCAAAATGTCTACCCGCAATCGTCTTGAGATTTTCGGATACATTAGTGAATGCGTTAGGATGTCGCGTGATCCGTCCAAGGCTGCGGATTGCGCGGCGGTTCTCGCGATTCTACAAGAGGTTCTTCAGTCAGTCAGCAATTTTGAAAACAAATTGCTGAGTGATCTTGATGTGGACTAGAAATTTTCGCACCAAAAATAAATGCACTCCCGTTACTCCGCCATCATAGGCACGATGGCTCTGAGTTTCCAGGTCCTTGTGCTCGAGCCTTGGCACAAACAAATTTCAAATGAAATTAAGGAAATGAAAGACCTTATCAAGAAATGCTGACCCTCTCCAGACCTCTACCCCGCCCTGTTCGTCGTCGGGCACTCGTCCGGCCCCGTGCAGATCTTCATCCAGCCGTTGAGTTGACGGGCAAGTTCCTCGGGCTATTTGTTCTATTCACCTCATCCATGAACTGGTGGACGTATCGGAAGATACGAAAGGACCATGAAGACCGTGAAAATAAAAAGTGAACCTATATCAATGAACGTCGGTGTGGGCCAGACGGGCCTGACGTGCTGGTTCTTCTCGTCGTTGAATATATTTTTGACGTCAGATAATGGTCTCAAGATCCTTTGGCATAAGCTACAGGAGACTCTGCCAAAGTTGAAGGCCCGACAGCGCAATTACTTCAACTCTAACATCAACGCGCCCTGTCCCTATAAAGGCGCGGTCAAGAAGACGAGCGCCATCTACTTCTGGAAGTTTCTGAACCAGTACATATGCGCCGTGGGAGGACCAGGACGGCTCTTGCCAACGTCTGGTCTGAACGCGTACCTGACGAAGAACGTCAAGTGGCGCAATGCGGGTACACGGGAGGCCAAGGGTACGGCTCCTGGCCACGCTCAAAACGAGTTACCGGCTCTTCTAGGCCATCTGGGGTTCAAGGTCGGGAGTGAATTTAGAATGCTAGATTTCGGAAGATGGCAGTACCAGTTCCGAAAGAATAACTGGACCGCCCCGATACTCATGTACCGGACTAAGAACTCTGAGACTCTCACACCGTTGAGAGACCTCATGCTCAAGAAAAAGGGGTACGAATTGACGGGCGCAATAGTACACGTCAAGCCCCGTATAGGCTCGGGGCTCGTGCCCCACGTCTGGTCCTGTGTGATCCGGAACGGCAAGGGCTACGTTTTCGAGTCTAATAATCCAACGTTCCAGACGCCTTGCTCGTGGTGGGAGAAGGAGGCTCTTCTCGAGTACTTCAGTAACTTGAGCTGGACCTGGGCGGCTTATCGTACAAATCAAGCCACATTCATGGCGTTCGCGGTCATCATGTACACGCGCGAAGAATTTACGAAAGAAATTGCACCAACCTGCCTCTTACCACCGGGTGGTTACCGCCCAATGACTCAGTCTAACCGCCAAAAGTTGGCCCAATTCGAGAGTTGGGGACCGACGGCCGTGAACTTTTTGAAGAGGGGCGGGGTCGGGGAGGCTCACGGGGTGTTCTCGCCTCGGGTCCTGGCCGAGGCCGTGAGGCGAAATGCTGGTCGGCCCCGGGCGAATGTAGCATTTTATAACGCAATCGTGAATAAGGCCACTTCATTTAATAACGGACTTGAACGGGCGAGAACCGCGACCAAGAACGGTCTCAGGTACGCAATCAACACCAATGGTAAAAACTATATGAATTTTAAACAAAAATTGATCGCCAAACATCCGAGACCTTTTCCGGATTCATGGTTCAAGCGAATTTGGGGAGAACGCCACGGTAACATGGACTTTATCCGCCGGATCAAGAATTTCTCGTTAACACATGGATATGTTTACCCCAAAGAGAAGATCCAGGGTGTGATGACGAAGCGGCAGACTACAAGATATGGTGCGGCCCGAAAGACGCAAGTCGAGGGTCAGCGCGTGTACCGTATTAACAACACAAACTGGCTCAATAACAACGGCACATGGGTAAACGTGAACCCGAACAACTGGGTCCGCACGAATAGCAACGCCGAGGTGAATAATGCCATAAGATTCATGTATTCGAACAACGGGTCTATCAATAAGATCGAGACTTTTAGACGCAAGACATTCAGGGACCTCTGAGTTGCGACCGATCGAAAAAACGCGTCCCGTCAGGCCCACTGCACCTAGGACACAAGATCAAATCAACCCAAACACAAACATGGCCTCCTCCGTCCGTTTCATTTCCATCACCCCCAGTGGCCCCGTCGACCCGTGTGCACTCGAGCCGGCGCCATCCGTCACTGATTGGGCGTACATCACCGACGTACTCGAGGGCGTCCCCCCAATTCCAACGGTCGACGCGCTTCTCGAGGGCACTCACAAGATCCTATGCGACTACCGTAGCTGGTCTATGTGGCTGTACCCGAACGTGCGCTTCTACCGCGACGAGCCCAAGACGACCGGCGGTCAGGGTATGGCCGGGTGGCCCTCGCCGGGCATGGAGGAGAAGGTGACCGTGCGTGTAGATGGGGAGAAGTTCGCGGCCGTCATTGAATTTGTGTAAAAAATCCACACTTATATTACCAACGAATGTCCCCGTCCAAGGCTATGAAAGCCGTCCTCAAGCACTTGGCCGAGCCCTTCAACGCCAAGGCCCGTAAGAGTCTGACCCCCTCCCCGCGCAACATGCGCAACAACCGTACAACGGGCTACAAGGCCGTTTGGTACCACAAGCCCTACTTTATGAAGGTGATAAAGAAAAACGGCAAGTGGATACAGGACCCTAGCAACAAGAAATACTATTTAAAGAAGGGCACAAATTTCGTTGCACCCGCACACGTCAGCTACTGGTAGTAAAAATATGTTTGTTAGGTCACCACTCACTTCTTGTTGGGCTTGTTCCCCGTGAATCGAACCACGTTTATGTTCTTTCTAGCGACTGTCGCGCGTGTAAGAGGGTGACCCTTATTCATGACGGCCTTTCTATTCCAATTTTGACCGAAATATCCAATGAAGGATGGAACCGTGAAATAGTTCACGTGGTTGCCGCGCTTTATGGTAAAGGCGAGGTTCCCCGGCCAGTTGCTGGCGTTCGCGAGGCTAATGGGATCCTTATTTTTCAAGTTATTCCACTTGGTATTCTTTGCCATGGCACGGAGAGTGGCGTTGAGATGGGCGTTACTCATATGATTTACAGCAATATGACGCTTTCTTAGTTCGGCCATGAAAGATGCCTTTCCCTGATTGAGCTTGTGTACAAGGGTCTCGTAATATTTGCGCATAGGGGATGCAGCTGTAAGCCGATTAAGCTGACCACCCATATTCGATCTGAAATCTGTATAATGCTCTTCCCCGTTATCGTATGTGTGCTCATTCAAAGCCAACTGACGGACACGTCTGTAAACGCGGTTAGCCTCGGTGACTGGCGTATTGCGTCTCCGTCTCTGCATCTCTCTATTCTCCAACTGCCTGGCGGTCGGCGGAGGCGGCGGAGGCGGCGCCTGTCTGACTGGACGTGCACGAAGCGAACGCCCTGATGAACTCATTCTTATCATAGACGGAGAAAAAATTGATCGGTTCGAGCAAATGTGCACATGATTTCAAAAATAAATAGGCTTGTAAACAGTCAGCAAAGGTCGGTGGGTTGAGAGCGCCTGCCAGTCACCCGAG